GTGTACCTTCGGCTTCTTCCTCTAAGAAGTTATCGAATTTTTCTTCAATCATATGTTTTATTTTTTTATCTTCTTAATAATTCTATTAGTTTTCTTATAAATCCTATATCCATAAGAGCCTCTCTGTTTCTTTCTTTTGACTCCCATTGAGTAGCAGGACCTGACGATTCTGACATTTTTGGAAACACTTCCTCTCCTGTCTCTTCATCAATAATTGGACCGAACCTTCCGTCTATTTCGTCTTCCTTTAATGGTGGATTATATTTTGGATTATATTTTTTTCCTGGAATATGCATTTTATATTTGACTCTCCGAGCTTTCTTTTATTTCTTCAGGTATTTCTTTGGCTCGATAGAGTCCGTTAATCTTTTGTATTATTCTAACATATTCTGCGCCAATATCTTGCAACGATCTTCCTTCTATTTCTATCCGGCGCAAATTATCGACCTCTCTTTTAATTTCTTCTTCTACTTTTCTTTGGTAGAGTTTCCACCCTGCCATTTTCTCAATGTCTTTAATTTGGATTGATTCGTCCATATTATTCTAATTCATCAAGTGAAAGTCCTCCTTCTCCCATTCCTCCCATCTCTGGGGCTTTTAGGCTATAAAGACTTTCAATCACTGCATCAATCTTTTCTTCTCTGGATGCTTCTGGCATTCCAGAAAGTGTTGAAGATACTTCTGCAGTAAGCTCTCCCTCTAATGGATCTACTTCAACTTCTGCTTCTTCCTCTAATTCTGGAGTTTCTTCGAACTCCATTCCTTCTTCATTAAATGTTGACATAAATTTGTATTTTAGATTTATAATATTGGCATTGGAATGCTCCAGTTTGTGAAGATTCCGGTAGCATACACGAACGCTACATCTTCCCCTCCTGTTCCGGATGGTGATGCAACTTCTGTTGGTGTTGCCACTACTCTTAAATATCTTTTTGATCTCTTTACTTGAAATGTTGTTTCATCTTCTACTTCAACTTCTGCTCCTCCTGAGGCGACTGTCCAACTTGAACCGTCATCACTCTCTTCTACTTTGAACTTAACATTATCAACATCAGCTCCCATTTCCCCTGCCCCTACTCTTACTAGAATAGAATCGAAGTGGAATCCAGCGTTGTTTTCAAGATATGAATCTACTGATGATCCTTCTTTTTCAGATGTTATCTCTTTAAGTTGGATCATCTCTGTAATTTTTATGTTTCCTCTTAGTTCGTTCATATGTTTATAATTATATTTTTAATTTCGACCTAACCCGATTTTTTTTAATAATCCTTGTAAAAATCCTGGATTTGGCTCCGTCATTTGTGTTGTTGCTTGTGGCGTCATTCCTCCCTCTGGTGGCATTATTGGCTCTTTCTGTGGAAGTTGTTGCGCTACTCCTGGTGGCATTGCTCCTGGAGGAATTGATTCTGCTCCGGGGGTTGCTATGTTTTGTGGCATTCCTTCTGGCATTCCTACATCTCCCTCTAACGGCATTGGTTTTTGTTTTTCGTTTAACTCATCTGCTGTTGGTTTCTTTGGTTCTCTTATAAGAACATCTTCGTATTCTTCTAGTCCTAATCTGTCTAATACTAACTTCTGTAATTCTGCTTTCTTTTTCTCCCAGAAGTACATATCTTCATCGTTCCCTTCTTTTGGAGGGTCATCAATTACAAACATTCTGTATGTTTCTAGTATATCTCTTGACTCTTGCTCTGGGGATTTTTCTTTCTTTGGAATTATATCTACTTTTGCGTCAATAAGTACTTCTTTGTCTTTGGAAGTAAATTCATCAAATGCAAAATCTTCGCCGACTATTCTATATGCTTTGTCTTCATCAAGGAAGTGTTGGTTCAATTCTATCATTATGTTTACCATTTCAGTCATTGCGTTTTCAAGTTGTCTTACCATTTGAGAAAATCTGATGTTGGTTTGCATCAGTAATAATTCTACCTTTCCCATTGGCTCTTGTGATGACTGTGGCATTCCTTGTGTGTATTCTGACAGTGCTAGTGCTGTTTGGATATCTCTTCTGAGTATCTCGTCTTTATCTATCCATGACGCTCCTATGTCTGTTGGTCTCTCGGTTACTATGTCATCAGCACGATCAACGAACCACATTGCTCCGGGGCCTTTCTTTAATCCTTCTTTCTTGTATCCTTTTCCTCTTTTTATTTTTGTTATTGGATCTAAGTTATATATTATATTATCCATTGCTTGGTTTCTGGAGTCTGCTATTTCATAAATCAGAGTTTCTACCGGTTCAAGAATAGTCATTGCGTAGTATTCCCATGGTACTGGAGTGCAAGGCAAATCTATGAATAAGTTTCCAGGGCGCCTGCTTTTGTTTATTTTTCCGTATGGGTTTGGTTCTTTTCTTAGTACTTCTGCTCTGTTTCCGATTGTTACTATCTCTTGTTTAACAAAGTCATAACATTCTAATAGTTCGATTGCTTTGTACTCAGAGTGTTCTCTTTGGCCTGAGTCGTCACTACTGTCTGTTGCATTGTCTCTAGTGGTTGCATCGTTTATCTGAGACATTTTCTTGGCGTTTACTTCTCTTCTGTCTCTTCGTGGGTCATCTCCTATCGCTTGATTGTCTAGTTTTTCTAATCTTATTGGGTCATAAATATATTCTTCTCCTCTCTCTTGTTCTTCTTGTTGGATTAGTTCTTTCTCTTTCCAGCTTCTTTTGATTATCCATCTTGCTCCATAAAGTTTCTCTTGTGCTTGTGGGTCTATATAAAGCAACCAATTATCACATACTTCTATTGATGGTGTTTTGGCTTCTGTGTCCCATGAGAGTTGTACTGTTCCGTTACCATAAACGAGCATAGCAAAAATCCATGATGCTTTTTCACTTGCAAAGTCCATGGTTTCAAAGTTGTACTCAATCAAATTATCCCACTTTGCTAAAGAGGGATTATCTATATCCGCTTTTTTAGTTGGGAGTATTCTTTTTTTATGTTTGACAGCCGATAGTCTTGGCTTGATTGTCTCTATTATCTCATATCCTATCGGTGGCATGATGTTTACATCATACGCATAGTTTGTCATCCAGTCACGGATTGACCTGTATATCTTGTACATTCGCAGGTTTCTCCTGTCATATGGTTCTCTGAACTCTTTGGCTTCTTTGAACCTACCTGTCCATAATGTAACTATAGTTTCAAGATCCTTTTTGGTGATTTCTTTTTCGTCTTGAAGTTGAGTCATTTATACACATAAATAAAAAGGTCTTAATTTCTTGTGTTAATAATCTTAGGTTAGCACTATTTTGTGATTTTGTCAATGCCTTTCTCCATTCGGTTTTTCTTTATCATTCCTATTCTCCAGTAAACGAGCGCATGTAAGAAGTCATCCTTCCCTGTGCTTACCCATTCTCTCTTTTCTATTCCTACTTTGTCCGGGGCTACTCTTGCATATACTCTTCCAGCGTGTGATACAAACTCTTGTATTCTCTGATCGTTCTTTTCAAAGTGGAATCTTATGTCTCCTTTCTTTAGTTCATTCAGTATCTGATCTATCATTCTATTCCTGTCTGTTAGTACTTTGATGTCCTCGTCTACTTCTTTTCTTTTCTCTGTAAAAGGAACATCTTCTCCGAATCTTACTATCTGTACTTTCTTTGGGTCTTCTTTGTACCAATTCACATATGCTTTCCCTTCGTGGTCTCTTGCGAATCTTATTACATCGTTTGGCATAAACCCTCCGTCTATCACTACATATCTTGCATCGTATATGTCCATCATCTCTGATAATCTACCCCATTTGCTCTTCCCTTCTTCTCCTTCTGTTTGTTTGTATAATTCATCGTCTTTGAGTACAAGTAGCGCATACACTCCATTCTCGTTGCCTACTACTGCATACAATTCTCGGAGTTGGACATCTACTCCGATTACTGAGTTGTTTTCTGTGTGTTCTTGTTTTACGAGGTTCTTGTAAATTAGTGATGCTGGTATCTGACTTTCGGTTGATACATAAGGCATTCCTAATTTGTGATTGTAAAAGTATTCTATCGTCATTTCGTTCAGTCCTTCTTCGCATTCGTGATATGTCTTTATCATATTCTCTGGGCTTATCCACGGACATATCATTTGTGTCATCCAGTATCCGCTCATCTCTCTGTTAGGAAATCTTGCTTTCCATTCTCCTTTTCTTATATCTTCGTGTGTTATTGTTGCTCCACATTTGGAACACATATATCTTCCTTTCTCTATGTCTATGTTCCCTGGCCATTCCATATGCTGTTCGTGTTTGCATTTAGGGCAGTTGAATCTCCAATGCTTTTGATCTGACATTCCCCAAACGCTGTCTATTCCAAACTCTGGCATTGTTGGTGTTGATATCCATCTCTCTAATCTAAGTGACGACGCTCCTTCCATTCTTGATGAGTAGTTTACTATCTCCTGTATCTCGGAACGGTCTACTTCATCGTAGGTGTTCCTGTCTGATGATAGCATCTGTGCTTCTCTTTTACTGACTGTTCCTTTGAAGTATAAAAATGCTTTTCCGAATTGTTTTTGTTGTATTGCGTCAACTTGTTTCTTGTCCATTCCTTCTCTTATGCAGGGGTTTGATTTTATTATCTCGTTTACTTTATCTGGAACGAACACTTGAACATCTGATGCTGTTGGGAGTGTGTGTATTTGGTTTATCCCCCAAAACTTTCCTGCGTGTATTTCTGTTAGTATCGCTGCTATTGATATTCCTACCTGTGATGGTTTTTTTACTACAATACTTCTTGCTTCGTCTTCATAAAAATCTCTTAAGAAGTAGTGATTACTTTCTCTTCCTAATTCAATTGGTTTTCCTTTTTCGTTTTTTATCTTCTCTTCTCTTATCCACATTAGTGGACTGATTTTTATAACATCACTTTTGTTCATGTTCTTCTAATACTTTACGATATGCTTTGGCTGCTTTCTTCTCTACCTCGGTTGGAACTCTTTGATCTTCTATATGTCCGGAATGTTCTACTGCTTCTTTTGGATTGCCTTCCGCCATTCTCCATCTTACTGCTTTATCTATTTCGTCAAGCCACATTTCTTTCTCTTCATCTGACATTTCTCTTATTTTAAGTGAAGCATACATAGGCAAAGTAATCTCATTGTCAGTTACATATTCTGTATTCGGGAGGCTTGCTTCATAAGCCTTATAAATAGAGAATTTATGAATGGCAGGGTAGTGCACACTGGTTTGTATACCAACTGCATGTAATTTCTCACGTACCCTGTCACGTTTTTCTGAGGTTGAATTTTTTAGTACAATTGGCAAAATGTAATTTGAAACAAACTCCGAAATTTGAGATTGTTTTCTTGGCTTTGCTTTTAATGGTTTTTTTGTAACCCCTTTTT